AGGTCCTCGCGAAGCTACCGGAGAAGTGGCGCGCGAAGGCGAACGACCTCTACAAGGCGCGGCTTGCCTGGCATCGCGCGAACCCGGCGACCGAGGTGCAGGAGGTCGCGTCGTGAACTGGTCGGCGTCCTCGATCCCACGTCTGCTCCAGTGCCCGACGTCGGCTCTGTTGCCGCAGCACGACTACAACAGCAAGTACGCCGACGCTGGAACAGAGCACCACGCCGACATGGAGGCAGCGATCGACGTCGGCGACGAGGACGCCATCCCTGCGGAGATTCTGTCTCTCATCCAACCGGGCGACGAGACCATCACCGAGATGGCCTACGCCTGGGACCCGACGACGGATACGGCGCGCGAGCTCGGCCGCATCACGCGCGAGCAGTACGCCGCGGCGCTCCGTCCTGGTGAGTTGCCCGGCAAGTCCGATCTCGTTATCCGTGGCAACGACCGGATCGCCGTCGTCGATCACAAGGGATTCGAAGAGGTCGACGACGCCGAACGCAACCGCCAGCTGGCCACGTACGCCCTCATGGTCACGCGCACGTACGGCTACGACGAGTGCGACGTTGTCATCAAGTACCGCGCGCCGTGGCGTCGACCGTCGTACGCGACGCTGAACGCGCTGGACCTCGCGGCGCATGCCGATCGTCTCGTCGCGCTGCGAGCGAACATCGAGAAGGCGCGCGAAACGCCGCAACTGTTCCTGAACGACGGTGCGCACTGCCGGTACTGCCCGGCGTTTCTTGGCGGCTGTCCGCGTCAGGAAACGCTCGCGCGCCAGGTGCGCACGGGCGAGATGGAGCGACGCGCGGCTGACCTGATGCCGTTCGCAAACGACGACGAGGCCGCGCTCGCGCTCGACCTGCGCGACCGCCTGAAGATGCTGCTCTCACGGCTCGAGGCCGGACTGCACGCGCGCGCCGCGGTGATGCCGATTCCTCGTGGCGACGGTCGTGTGTGGGGACCGCGAGAGAAGGAGGGCAAGCGGAAGATCGACGGAGCGAAGGCGCGCGAACTGCTCGCGCAGCGGTTCGGCGCAAAGATCGCCGAGGAGTCTGTCCGCTACACGGTCGCGCAGAAGTGGATCGAGGACGCGCTCAAGTCGAACGGCGTGAAGGGCGCGGCCGGCAAGGTCAAGAGCCTGGTCGCTGAGCTCGAGGAGGCCGGCGCCGTCGAGCGGCCGAAGTCCGTGGTGTTCGAGGAGTACGACGCAACGCTCGCCCTGAAAGACGCCGTCTAACCCCGCCCTTCCGGGGATTGAGGAAACCATGAGTGACATCGACACAACGAAGGAGACCGCGTACGACGAGCACATCTCGCCGCTCATGACGCGGGTCATCGCGCTCTGCAAGGAGCACAAGATCAACATGGCGGCGACGTTCGCGCTCGACCACAACGACGAGGGTCAGCCGATCTACTGCACCACCATCCTGCACGACGTCGACAAGACGGACGCGCCGGGGATCGAGCGCATGCAGCAGTGCCGTCGAGTCATGTACCCGCGCGCGGAGATGGTCGCGATCATGGTGATTGGAGGTGACAAGTGACCGACCTCCAAAAGCTGCGTGCGCTCGCCGAGGCGGCAACGCCGGGCGAGTGGTTCTACGACGAGCGCGGATGGATCAACGCTACGCCTGATGAGAATCGCCCCGGCGAAGAAGTCGAGGTGCTGATTCCCGGCGGTGATGACTACCCGGCCTGCCACAACGCACGCTATGCAGCCGCTTGCTCGCCCTCCGTCGTCTTGAGCCTCCTCGACCACCTCGCCGCGGCACAGGCGCTGCTGGCCAAGATCTATCAAGTCACCGGCGCCGAGGCCGATATCGATGTCGGCCGCGACCCGGGCGACGCATGCAAGGCCGTCGCGGAAGCGGCGCGGTCGCACGCCGACTGGGCACTTCGTGTCGAAGTCGAGCGGGACGAGGCGCGCGACCAGCTCGCCGCGGCACAGGCGGACTGCGAGAGGTTGCGAGGGCTCGAACCGACCCGCGAAGAAATGGAGCGCTACCTTGGCGACCGCGACGAGATTCCGCAGGGCGACCCGTATCCGTCGGGATGGCCGACGATTCGGCGTTGTCGCCATTGCCGTAAGCCGGTAGCGGGCGGACCGACGGCATGCACGTCGTGCGTGTCTCGTGACGACGGGCGCGCGGAGTTACTCACCGACGCTGCATACGTCGCAGCGGCGGACCAAGAGCAGATCGAAGAACTGCAACGACAACTCACCGCGGTGACGGCGGAACGCAACGCAGCACGCAAGGCTGTCGAGATCTGGGAGCACATCGCGGAGCGTGATCACGGATCGCCTATCGAGACCGTCGAGGAGCTTCACCGTCGGTTGGGCGAAGTTGAGGCAGCGAGAGACGAACTGGCTGCAATGCTTGAACCGATCGCCGAGTACGAGATGTCCAGCACGGCGCGCTCACGCACGCTCGCCCGCATCTCCTCCCTCCGTAAGGCAGGGGGTGGGCGGTGAAGCCCCGCGCTCTCGATCTGTTCTGCGGCGCTGGTGGTGCAACGCGCGGGCTGCAACTCGCCGGGTTTCACGTAACGGGCGTGGATATCGCGGAGCAGCCGAACTACTGCGGGGACGACTTCCTTTGTGACGACGCGACAATGCTGTCGTGGCCGGCTGACGCGTTCGATTTCATCTGGGCGTCACCTCCGTGTCAGTCGTTCACGGCCTACCGCCGCAAGAGCCCGAGCAAGATCGGCGCGTCGTATCCGAACCTGATCCCAATCATTCGTCAGCGACTCGCCGAAATCAGCTGCCCGACGGTGATCGAGAACGTCGAAGGCGCCCCGCTCGAATCCCCAGTGACGCTGTGCGGCTCGATGTTCGGGCTCGATGTTCGCCGTCACCGCCTGTTCGAGTGTTCATTCCCGGTGCTCGCGCCCGAGTGTCGCCACGATCTCCAGCGCGGCGACTACCCGCAGGCCACGAACCGCGCAAACCGCCGCAAGACGGTCGAGGTCGGCGTGTGGCGCATCCCGCTTGAGACGCAGAAGCGCGCGATGGGCGTCGACTGGAGCGTGACGTTGGAGGAACTCAGCGAGGCAATCCCACCCGCGTACTCCAAATTCCTGGGGCCGCGCAGCACTGGCGCATATCAAGCAGAGGGGCGGCATGACCCGCCCACCCCGAGGCCACGCCATGAGGTTTGATGTGAAGCAGGCCACACATTGGGCCAGCGTCGACACCGAAAGCGGCGATTACGTCCGTGACGGCATGCGCGTCGCTCGACTCGGTTGCCAGGACTGGCGCGGGCACCACCTGCGCGAAGCGCTCGCCGAGATCGAGCGGCTGCGTGGGCTCGCGCTGGAGGCGTGCGAGACCGGCATGACCGTCGCGGGCGGGCCGACGTTCGACCGCCTTGCCGCGATCCGCAAAGAACTGGAGGGGTCGGGTGAGTGACGATAACTGCCCCAACTTCGCCGTGTGCGACGGCTGGCACATGCAGGACTGCGAGGAGATGAAGGCGAAAACAGAACGTCTCGCCAAGATTCTGCGCGGCGAGATCGACGTGCCTGAGCCGCCCGGCGGCGCGTTCGCGTATACGCCGGATGAGCCAGCGCCAAATATCTACGACCGCTACCAGCGAGTCTGCGCCGAAAACACCGCCCTGCGCGACGAGGTGAAGGCGCTGAGGGAGCGGCTAGAGAATCAGGCGCGCTGGCTCGGCTACACGCCGCAGGCTGCCGCGCGCCGTGCGATGGAGTTGGAGGCCGAGCGCGAGTGTCTTGTCGACGAGGTGAAGACGCTGAGGGTTGACGCTGAGCGAGTGCGTGCGTTTGAAACGTGCAATGGGGTCACGCTCACCGAGATCGAAGCACCCGGCATGTCATGGACACACGACAACGCTATCCAGCGACTCCGCGAGCAACGCGACACCCTCACCCGCCGCGTCGCGGAGGTGGAGACGGAGAGGGATGAGTTGAAGGAGCACATGGTGAAGCACTTCCCAGGACGCGGATCTGACATTGCCGACCTCACATGTTCGGACGAGATCATTGCCGACCTCGCCGAACTGTCCAGCCCCACCGAGAAGCTCAAGCTTGACACCTCCGATCCGCACACAAGTGCAGTGTGGGAGGCGGTACTCGCAGCCAAGAAAGAGGTCGCGTCGTGGCCGGCGTGGAAGTCGGGCGCCGCAACCGTGACACGGGATCTGCGAGCAGAGCTTGCGCAAGCGCTCGCCACCTGCAAGCGGCTGCGGGCGCTGGTGAAGGAGGCGTGCGGGATTGGCCGGCTACTCGTCGACGCCGCCGAGCGCGAGAACGACATGAGCGACGAGGAGGTGAACGGCTGGCGCGCACGCGGAGAGGCACGCCTCGCCGAGATCGAGAAGGAGTCCTCCAATGCGTGAGCCGCTGACGAAGAAAGAGCGCGCACAACTGCTCCGGTTGCACGATCACGTGCGCGGGCTTGTTGCGCACCTTCCGGTTATCGCGAAGTGGTTCGAGCAATCACTGCGGTTGCTCCGCTCGGTAGCGAATGGGGAGCGTACACCATGACCCCGCGTGAGCCGCTGACCGCCGAGGACGTGACGGATGAGATGGTGAGGGGGCTGCGCGAGGAGATGTCGCGTTACGACGAGCCGCCGTACGACTTCGAGTGTCCAGGTGGGCGTCCGAGCGTGTGGGTCGCTGCGTGCGACACGGCACTCGACGCACCGCTGGGGTCGTTTATGCGCCGCAGCGCCCGCACCCGCATCGCAAGGCTTTTGAACGCGCGGAGGGGCAAGTGACCTGTCGCTGTTCGTCACCACAAGAGCACGCCAGCCGCGCCATCTCCTACGCACAGGACTCGGCCCGAGACGCCGAGACGCGCGCCAAGGCTGAGAGTCAGAAACTCATCGACTCGGCGAACAAGCGCGCCGCCGAACTCGCCGCACGCTCGCCGAATCCCGACGAGTACAGCATCGAGCGCGTGGAGCGCATCGGCGCGCATCTTGTGATGCAGGTGCGCTACCCGAGTTGCAGGGCGTGCGCGTTTGAGGGGCTCAAGACGATGGTGTTCCTCAAAGTCTCAGAGGCGCAGGCCATCAAGTGGCGTCGTATCGATCCGCACTTCCGCGGCGACGCCAAGGACCACGCGACCGCACACCCGAAGGATGCGCCGTCACCGGCTGCTCGCTTCCCAGGCACCGCCGACGGGTGGGCCGACGCGGTCACCTACGCACGAGGCAAGACGCCATGACCTTCGACAAATCCCGCGCTCTCCACGTCGCTGGGGTGTTCAAAGGACTGGATCTGTCCGGTCAGAGATTCGGGAAGCTCGTCGCGACAACCCCGCTTGATGTTCGCCGTCGCTCGCTGGCATGGCTTTGCGTCTGCGATTGCGGGGCAACCAAAGAGGTCCGCTCGAAGAACCTGACATCGGGTCGCGTCAGAAGCTGCGGGTGCTTGATCAAGACCAGAAAGAAACGCGAGATGCGTCACGGGCACGGCTCTGGGTACGGAAGCCCGACGTACTTGACGTGGCGATCGATATTCAAGCGGTGCACGAATCCAAAGGACGTCGGGTACCCGCGATACGGTGGACGCGGCATCAAGGTGTGTGAGCGGTGGAAGGTCTTCGAAAACTTCCTCGCTGACATGGGCGAACGACCTGCCGGATGCTCCATCGACCGCATCGACTCCGACGGCAACTACGAGCCTGGCAATTGTCGCTGGGCCACGGCACGTGAGCAGAATTTAAACAAGCGCAGGCCGCGGGCCATTTCGGCGATGGCCCCTGACGTCATCGCTGCACGCAAGAGCGGCGCAACGTTCAAGGAGATTCAGAAGCGATTCGGCATCGTGTACGCGTCGATAGTTCGCCTGCTCGCCACTGAGCCTGAGCCGACGACTCCAATCGACGCCGAGCCCACCGCCGCATCGAAGGAGACACCGTGACCCTCGTCGTCTGTGAATCCGTCGCCGCCATCACGCCCCATCTTCGCGACACGTCCGAGGTCGGCATCAAGTACGGCGGTCACTGGCCGCGACCACTTGCACTGTGCGGCGCCGAGATTGCCTGGGATACGCGACTGCCACTGACGGCGGCGCGTTGCCGGGCGTGCATCACCGCATCGAAGGAGACGCCGTGAGCGACAAGCTTCCATACGACGCCGAGTGCAACGCCTCGAAAGCGGCCATGGAGCGATTCCTCCGCGCGCTCGTCGAGGTGGATGGTCACTTCACCGACTCGTTCTACAACCATCCACTGAACAAGCCGCACACAACCGTGTACTTCCGCGTGTGGCTGCCTCCAGGCACGGAGCAACGGTTCGCGCGACTGGCGCAAATCGAAGCGGTGAAGCCGCCGGCCGTGCCCGACCTCGGTTGGTGCGCCGACATCAACACCACCGCATCGAAGGAGCGTTCCGAATGAGACTCGACAAGTGTGGCGTTTGCGGCGGACGCGTGTTCGTCAACGCCGTTGACAACCACGGCAACAAGTATCGCGGCTGTGCGCGGTGCGTGATCGTGCTGCCTCCCGAGTTGCGCAAGGAGCGTTCCGAATGAGCGAGAGGCGACTTACAACGGAGGAACTTAGCGAGGCCCTGCAACGCGCCCGCGCTTGGACCACCAACGGAGCAGGCGACACCATTGCGTTTCGCGAGACGGCCGTCAACGAGGAGGCCATGGCGCTCGACGTGGAGGCGCTTGTTGCAGAGCTGCGCCAGCGGAGGGCGGCGGACTTGTCGGCGGACGAGAGGGAGGCGCTGGAGCACATCATCGGCAACATCCTGCGTCCGCTCCAGCTCGGGGAACCCGTGCGCGGCGGTGTTGCTGCGTCTGATGTCGCAGTCCTGGCAAAGCTGACGGGAGGCGGGAGGTGAGGTGCAGACATCGCCACACGACCCACCGTTACTGGCGCGACGGCGGTTGGTGCGGCGTCGTTCATGGCGTGAACTGCGCGGGCTGGATCAGCGCGAACGATGGCGCCGTGGTCTGCAAGGACTGCGGCCACTGGCTCAGTCTCGGCCAGGCCAGCGAGGAGGACCCGAGGGTAGCGGTGGAGATTCGCGCTGCCCAACTCGCCGTAGACATCGCGGATGGGCACATGCCGATATGCGAAGAGAGCAACCCGTTCGAACAGGACTGCGAGCGGTGCGGCTACGAGAACTGGGGCGGCCATGTCGAGTGCAAACCGGCGTGGCACGCCGGACATCTCGCGCGGTGCATCTCGCTCCACGACACCGAGCACGACAAGGAGGCGGGGTGAGTATGACTCGTGTCGTTCACTGCAAGCGCGAGAAGTTCGACGTGTACATCGGTCGCCCATCGAAGTGGGGCAACCCGTTCAAGCTGGCTAAAGCCACGGACGCCGCCGAGGACCGCACGCTCCGCGCAGACCTGCTCGTGAAGTACGAGACGTGGCTACGTCAGCAGCCCGCTCTGATGTCGTCGCTAGGCGAGCTGCGCGGCAAGACACTCGGGTGCTGGTGCGCGCCAAGGCTGTGTCACGGCGATGTGCTTGCGCGGTTGGCCGAGGAGAACGCCATCAACGCCGCCCGCTCGGCGATGGGGGACGTATGAAAACCAGCGTCACGCTATCAGACGCCGATCTCGCGACGCTCGTTTCGTCACAGGACGACGACGTGCGCAATGCGGCACTAGCCGCCGCCGACCGCCTATCCGCGCCGGCTCGTTACGCCGAACTGCCTGCGCATGTCGCCGCACTTGTGGCCGACGTGCTCGCGGAGGCGCGCAAAGAGGGCAGGCTCATCTATCGCGGTGTAGCCGTCTCGTCGTGTCGCTACTGCGGGGCGCGATCCGAATGGAAGAAACCGCCGCGCAAGAAACGCGAGATCGAGTATCCCGTCTCGGGCGTCGAGTTCGCCGATCGGTTCATCGTCATCAGTCGGCACATCAGCGTCGGTGCGTGCCGTGTCTGCGTTGATCAGGCGATGCCGGTGCTGCGCGCCGAACTTGCTGGTAAGCCAGTCCAGTTACCGTCGGCGCTTCACGTCGGCGACGCGCCCGTGTTCCGTCGCTGGGATCGGTGCGGCTGCAAGAATTGCAAGTGGATCGGGCACGAAGGGCAGCTCGGCAAGCTGCGTACGCTCATGGGCGACGGCGACTATCCAGGCAAGTGTCCGTCGTGCGGCGCCGAGCGTCGGTTCATGGGGCCAAATCCATTTGAACGACTGGACGGGTTCGATGTTGTCGAGGAGCCCCGCTCGGCGATGGGGAGGGTGTGATGGTGGAAATTGTTGTCAGCAACGGAGCGCCGTGGTTCGTCGATCGCGCGCCCGATGGATTCACACGGAGTCTGCGCCACGTCGATGTTGACCGCCTCCGCTGCCTCGCCGCCAATCTCGCGCAGGCGGGTGGGCTTTGTGCGGCGTTCGATCTCGGTCAACGATTCGAGGATCCGTTCCCGCTTGGGCCGAACGAGGACTATCCACCATGGTCACCCGGCTGCGGTCGGAGCGCGACGTCGTGAGTGAGCTTGCAACCCACTGCGGCCACCAGCGCTGCTGCCAGTGCGGCGCCGTACGTGGCACGCCGGAACACGAGAAGGAGTGCCCGGACGCGGTCATTCAGCGGATGATCAAGAAGAGCGTCGAGGGCTACGTGCCGCGCAAGCTGCCGATCAAGGGGAAGCCGTGAGCGACCTCGAGTCCCTCATCCGCGCGCTCGTTCGCGACGAGCTCGCGAAGCAGCAACACGCCGCGGCTGCAAACACGAATCACTCCCGGCTACGCTCTCCGATCGGAATCGGCGCCCGGGATCACGGAGATCCCGAATGCGAGAGCGAACAGACAAGGCCTATGGACCCTACAAGCACAGAGACAAGTGGCGCGTCGTCGTCGTCCGAGCCGACGGCGAGCGAGTTACTGCAACGTTTGCGAGCGAAGCCGTTGCGCGGCAGCGTGTCGTCGAGGTCAACGCGGAAGCGGTCGGGCGAACGGTGAACGGCGCGATCGAGGTGTACCTCGCCTCGCGAACGTCCAAGCCGCGGAGCCAGCAGACACTCGAGCATCGACTGCGCGGCATCCTGGGCGACCGGAACCGGCTACTGAGGAAGCTGACGCCGCAGGTGGCACGCGACCTATTCACGGCGCGTGCTGCCAAGACGTCAGGCGACACGCAGTTTCACGAGCTCGCCAGCGTACACGCCCTCGCCCGCTGGTGCATCGCGAAGGGATGGATTCGCGTGGACCCGTTCGTTGGTCTCGAGCCGACCAAGCCGCGCAAGCGAGGCAAACCGCAGTTGCGCATCGACGAAGCGCGCAAGCTACTCGACGCGTGTCTCGCGGAAGACAGCAAGGCGGCTACCGCGGTCGCGCTCGCCCTGCTCTGTGGGATGCGCGCGTCGTCCGTGACGAACCGGGCCGTTCGCGACCTCGATGACGGCGGGCGCGTGCTGTGGATTGAGAACGACAAGACTGCGGCAGGTGATCGGCGTCTCGAGGTCCCCGCCCTCTTGCGCGCTCGTCTCCTGGCTCTTGCGGCGGGCCGTCCAGGCGGTGCTCGTCTCTTCGAGGGCGGCAACCGTGACTGGCTGCGGTACCACTGCAAACGGCTGTGTCGGGTCGCCGGCATCGCCGCCGTAAGCCCTCACGGCCTGCGCGGCACGCACGCGTCACTCGCCAGGCCAGTCGTGCCGGTCGAACACGTGGCGCGCGTCCTGGGCCACGCAGGGACGGCGGTGACGTCGAGGCACTACATCGCGCCGGGGCTCGAGGCCGACCTTGACCGGCAGGCTGTGCTGACCGTTCTCCAGGGCGGTCGTGTGGAAAACGCCGGGTGATTTCGTTTCCACCGCGATACAAAGCGGAACGATTTAGCTAGTTTCCTTCCGTTCCGCTAGGACAATGACTCTGTGGAAACTGTTGCATCTCTCGACTTTGCTGGCTTTCCATTTCCCCGGAACGCCGATTCCGAGGCAAGGTCGATGAGTTGCGCGGGGAAACGCAGACGAACAGGCCAGCTCCGCGCCGCCGTCAGATCGGCCCAGCCGTTACCACGTCTCACGGCGTGCTGCTCCAACGAGAGGAGATGCCAGGTCATGCGGGGCGTATCGGTATCGCGGTGTCAGGGTTGCGTGCGAAAGTGCAGATGGGCGTAGCCCACGAGGTCACCGCGAGGTGGCTGCACGCCGACCTTACGGGGTCGGCGTTTTACCTTTCGGGTCAGTACCTGACGCCCTTCCTCCTCTCATCCCACTGCTCCGGGCACGGTTTCCCATCCCCGAGCACCGCGTCCGAAGCGAACTCGATGCCGAGTTCGGCCGCAATGGGCACGATGATTTGCTGGCAGATCTCCTGCCCGGGGTCTGACAACCGCTGCGCCGATGACTGCCGGTGCGTGACGATGACGCGAATCTTACCGCCGCGCTTCTCGACGTCAGCCACGATCCAGCGAATCGCTGCGCGCCCAGCCTCGGTCGCTTCGGGTGTGAGCTTCTGCGGCGGGAGCGGATTCTTCGGGTTGCGCCAGTAGGTCCGTTCGTCGCCTTCGATGCCGCAGTACCTTCCACTGATCTCGATCGATACCGTACCTGCGTTCCATCCGTTCGCGGCGCAGACCCAGCGCTCGGGGTCATGCAACTGGATGATTCGGCCGCCGCGAGTTACTCCGACGTGTGCTCCCATCGTGTCGTAACGCGCAGGGTCCTCGCCCATATCTGCGGCGGTTTGATGCACACAAATGCCGGTGACATGCGAAAGGTCGCGCGCCCGAGTCGCGTAGCCGCTGTGGACCTGTGCCGCGTGGGCACGGCGGTCGATAATTCGTTGACCGCGCAGCCTGCGCCACGCCTCTTGGACGACGTCCCAGATCACTTTGGCAACCTCCCGTGCACGTGCATCAGCCACGCGCGAGCGAGCTGTTTCTCTCGCGCCGTCGCGGTCGGGTCTCTGTGGACCGCCGTGGCTAGTTTGGTAATCGCATCACGCATCGCGCCGCTCATGCCTCGCCGACCGCCTTGGGTGGGATCGGACTTGCCAGCATCTCCGCGGCCCGTAGCGCCGCGTCGAACAGCGCCTTACCGATTGGGCAGAGTTTGCGCTCGGCGTAGCGGCAATCAACGCAGTCGTCGTAATGGGTGAAGGCGCGCTGAAACGGCGACATTAGCTCGGCTCCCCATGCTTGAATAGCGACGCGTACACGACATGCCACGCCGTGTCCTCGGCAATCGGGCGCGGTCGACCGTGGAACTCGGCGGCCAAGGCAATCTGCGCCCAGTAACTACACACCTCGGCGCGGACCCACCCGTTCTCGTCGGCGAACTTGATGCACCGCTTCGTGTACTTCCCCGTCGCGTCCTGGCCGGGAAAGACGCCGAGAGCGTTGGGCTTCGTGAGGCGACCGGCCACGATCACGCGACCGCGCCCTTGGTGATGCGGTGAGGGGTGCAGTCGCATTCCTCCGCGTCCGCCGCCAACGCGCAGTGTTCCTCGTGCAGGTCAATCGACCCGCCCGGCTCGAGCGACGCCATCAGGTGCGTGTACGCCTCGTCGAAGGTCTCGAAGGTCTGCTCGTCGCCGTCGTCCAGGACCTCGGCGGTGACGACGATCGGCTTCTTGCGGCGGCGGCGCTTAGTTGCCATTTGCCTCGATATCCTGGGCAACGCGGATACAGGCTGAGCAAGTAACGGCGGTGTCGGGCGAGACAATCCAGCCGTCACATCGGCGGGCGCAGGCAGTGCGGCGCAGGTCCCACGTGCCATGGACGACGTTGCTACGACGTGCGCGGACAAGGGTCACGGATCGTCTCCAATCATGAGCAGGTACGCGCCTATTTCGACACGTGCGAGAGTGCCCATTTCAATCTCGCCGGCCTTGTACATGCGGACTGCATCAATGAGCGGGACGCCTAGCGCAGCTTGTGCGAACTTCTCATAGCGCCGGTCAATCATTCGTCGGCGTCGCGTTCTGCCGCGGTGCACGCGCTTCACACGACGCTCCTCAGTTGTCCGATACCCACAATGTGCCGATTCACATGCCCGTGCTCGCGATGGAAAACGTCCATGTACATCGCCCGCTGCGATCGGTAGCCCATCGAGCGATGCCACGCGTCCGAGCTCGCGAGCGTCGGCAGGTATTCGCAGATGAGACCGGGAACCTCCTTGACGATTTGGTGATGGTAGTGCCCGAGGTAGAAGCGGCGGTGTGCCGTCTCGCTCCAATCCGCGGCGCGATCGACCACCATCACCCCGAGAAGGTCCATCGGCTTAGCGTTGTGGCCGT